GCGAAGTACATCGATACCAGACTCATCAGAGCCATTGATAACGATGTAATCACAACCAACTTCTTGACATAAGGCCTTTGCAATTGTAGTTTTACCTACGCCTGCTGTACCAGACAGTAGTAGATTAGGTATTTCTTTTCTATCTACATATTCTTGAAAAGTTTTTTTAACTGCCTCAGGAAGAATACAATCTTCAATTTTTGAAGGACGATACTTCTCTGTCCACAACAAATGTTCTACCATTCACATTCTCCATAATATAATAACAACAAAAAATTACTTACAGCAACCAGTATTCATTAGAGCGGATTTGATACTGCCTACTACTTCTGCTTCAGGTTCTTTTGCAACAAAGTTTCCATTTACCAAAGTGATTGCAACTTTACCGGCATGTTCACCATCAACTAAAGTGTAGATACCCACAATATATTTTGGATTAACAAAAATTGTTGCGCCACTAACTGCATCTGTAAAATTTAACATAATTATCCTTCAAAGGTGGAATATTTGGATTCAATTGCAACCCAATAATGAATATCAGCATTTTTATTTTTAAATGATCCAAGGCCTTTGGCTGAAATCTGTACATCATAAGAACCAGGAATCATTTTGAAGTTATCTGTCAAAAAGACTAGTTTGAATTTCTTACCGTTACTTTCTGCAACCTCGATTGAGTTTGTGTGTTGTGAATCATCTGATGCATCAAAACAGGCCACTAAAATTGGACCACCATCAGATTGTACAGCAATGTGTGTGCTTTTTAGGATGTTAGCTGACTTTATGATACTCTGATAAGCTTCTTCAGTCAAAGTAAATTCAACATCTGTTGATGGTAATTTTACTTCTTTATCTGGTGCTGTAACAATCATATCTCTTGCGGTTTTACGATAAGTTAATTTACTACGACCACTTTTGAAAATGATATTGGAATCATCAAAATCAATCTCTGGATCCTTATTCAAAGAATGGACGGCAAGAAATTGGTTTAAATCATATACACAGAAATCATGTGGAAATTCATCTTTAACTGTTGCACTAGCAAAGATTGTTTTACCTGGAGAAATGGTAGACAGTTTATTACCGTGTTTGAATTCCATACCATTATTAATACTGGCGAAATTCTTTAGTACATTAAGTGTTTCATTGGATAGTTTCATTTTGTTTCCTCATCATAAAAAGGTTTATCTTTTGAATACATTATATCATGTTCGTACAAAAACATCAAGCAGCACATAGCATGTGCCAAGTGATGTATACCAGATTCAGGATCAAGTTGTTCACCTTTCTTCCATGCCCATACATGACGTTCAAGTGCATCAAAGTACCTGCGTTTAGAATCAGGTACTTTTTGCCAATTATTTCTTGCATACTTCTGAGCACCAAAAGTTAAAACTCTAACGGTTTCTTCTAGTGCCAATGGTGGGAGTAAACCGTATTCTAGTTTACTCTCATCATATTTCACACCTTTGGTTGGCTTAGACATTACATCTCACCAACAAAATTTGCAATTGCAGGCATATCACCTTGGAAGTGATACGTTCCAATATGTGCAGTTTTCATCCATGGACATAACCAAATTTGTCCACCCATCTTACGCCACATTTGACAGAACATATAATCTTCTGAAAGGTAACGATCTGAACCACCATCTGTAATACTTCCTTTTGAATCAATAACTGTATCAAAGAAAGCATGAATGTAACGTGAACCATCAAAGTTAGCTTGGCCGACATGATCTGGTTTATAATGAATCATTGGATATTGATCCGCCATTTTAGTAAAGACTTCACGTTTAATCATCATGAAACCAGTACCAATTTCCAACACTTCAAGTGGTTCTGTTACTGAAAACTGTTGAGTGCCTTTAACTGGATTGAAAACGAAATCACCAGCAAGACGTTCTAACATACCTTCTTCAATGTTAGGATTTTTTAAAATGGCCTTTTTGATGTTAGCCCATTTAATGGCCTTCTTAGGATAAGGACCACCGATAACATCTTTATCTAAAGCTAAAAGTGCAACAACATCTTTTGGATCAAAACTAATATCTGAGTCCAAGAAAAGCATGTGTGTGCAATCTGAACGATGTAAGAATTCATCAACAAGATAATTTCTTGCACGTGTGATTAGTGATTCATTAAATAGAAAAGAAAACTTAGTTGCAATACCATATTGCAAACACATACCCTGTAAGTCAAGGCAAGATTTCTCATAAAGTCCATGATTCATTCCACCGTACATTGGTGTGGCAATGAACAGACTTTTCTTTCTTAGTTCTTCTGTTTTAATTGATATTTCCATTTTATCTCCATGACTTACAACGTGAAAAAGAGGAGATACACCGAAGTGTACTCCTCTGTGTTAATTACTTAACGTTGATTACAGGCTGAAACCAGCTGCATATGCGGCACGTACAAGTGCTTTAGTTGGCTTACCTAGACGATAAGAAGCAACTTTAGATCCATCACCACGTGTTTTCATGTTGGTGTAGATTACGTGGCCTTCTTGACGAAGTTCATCAATACGTGCGCTAACATTCTGAATGCCAAAGCGAGCTTGCGCTTGTGCAACGGTCAAAGTGTTGTAACCGTCTGTTTTTGACAGATACTTCAGGATTTTTTCTTTAGCGGACAAATTTTTACTCATAACGATCTCCAAAATATAAAATTAACAAAGTACCTTGCTCTCAGCAAGAAATCACATCATACACTTATGTAGTGCGTTTGTCAAGCGTTTTTGTGGTACACTTGAATTATCTACCAACTTGTGGAAGATATTTTGCCTTGGTTTCTTCCCAAGACAGGTATATCAAGTCATCATAGAACAAAGTTTCAAAAGAAACGGTATTCTTTTTCTTTAACATTGATATACGGCCTTTGGCATATTTTGTTTTCCAAATGTTTGCCAAAGTTTCTTCACTGGTATCAAAAGATTTTACCAGTTTATCCTCTGTAATCTCCTTGCGGAGATATTCTGAGGTATTATCATACAACGGAGAAAAATATATTCCACGTTGATGTTCGGTACGTATTAGTTCTTTAGGAATACCTAATTTACTATATGCAAAATTTAATGAACGATTCTTATGGTCACGTTTTAGTGGCAGTCCTTTTGGATTTTTGGCATCCCACCACTCGAAATATTTTCTTGTGTGATTCTCTTTGATCCAGTCGAATACCATTTTTTTAGTTGCTCGACTCGGTTCGAATGCCACAGAACCTGATGAAAATCCCATTGGATTCCAGTGTTCAAGTCCATCATACTGAGATAATCCACCTGTTTTGGTTTTTCCATACAATGATGTAGTTGTGACTCCTACCAACACATCTCCATATTGCCGTTTCCAATCATTCTGAACGGTATCAGATAAACACATTAGTGCCAATAACTTACCACCCATATAATTAAAACCAAGTGGTTGTAATGGTACGATGGTAGAACCGATGGCCGTGTGATTAATCATTCCTTGTTGTGTCTTAACATCTCTACTCCAACCTATCGATTTATCTCTTGGAGTGAGATCCAAGAAGTCGGATGATATACAAATAACACCTAAGTATTTACCTGTAACTTCATCAGTTAATGTGTAGAATAGGTTACGACCAATATTAGAATTATTCTTCATCGTAGAAGAAAAGGTACGAATGGCATTCCATGTTTCAGCCAATTCACCATTTGAAAGAACCATAATAGGTTTTAATTTGGCATAGTCATCTGGTTCTTGTGGCATCCAAAAGTTGGTTTTAACTTTATCGACCAATTTTTTCTGGTCAGGATTAACCATTTGTATTTCATCACCAAAAATGGTACTGACTTCATGTACAGGATATCTCTCTTGCACTTCACACCATTTCTGATACAAAGTGTATTCTCTAACATCCATTTTAGAAGCATAAGTTAAGTCCTCAATAAGAACCTTTTTAACTTCTTCAGTATCAACATGTTGAAACTTGGCAGGATCATTAAGTTCCTGCCATTCGTTCCACTGTTTTTCCACAAATTCAATTGATGTTGCCATTTAGTGTAGTCACCGTTTTATTTGCTTTTTCATACCGCTTAACCAGATTCTTTACTTTCTGGCGCTTTTTCTTTGCCATTTGCAATGCAAGTGGTTTAGCCTTCTCAGTATACACGATACCATTCATATGGTCAAGCTCATGTAAGAAGCAACGAGCAGAAACACCAACATAGTTTGCCTTTTTAACTTCACCATTATAGTCTTGGTATTCGACTACAATACCAGAAGGTCTTGTAATTTTTAATTCTAATAAGGGAAAGGATAAACATCCTTCAGACATATGTACCGTTTCTTCTGATGCAGCGGTGACTTTTGGATTAAAGAAGGCCACGTATTCTGAACCTGCACCCATTACAAATACACGGTGTCTAAATCCACATTGATTTGCGGATAGACCATAACCATTTCTCTGTATGCAAGTTTCTACCAACGAAGAGGCAAACTCTTTTGGATCAACTGGTGGATTGGCAAAATCAAATTCAGGCATCACTTCTTTTAGAATAGGATCATCTTCTGCAACCAAATCAAAAGTTGGCACTGTGATCTTGGTCATTCCTTCTTCTGTATTAAATACTAATGTATCACTCATGTTACTATCCTCGAAAAATTATTCTTTTTCTCAAACCGGATTATACTCCGGAACTTATCAAACAACTGGTCACCTTTGTGTGAGATAACAAATATATTAGTATCTGCACCCATTTCATGAATCAACTTCAAAAACTCCTCTGTACCCACACCATCTAAACTAGAATCAAATACTTCATCTAATATTAAAAGATTTGTATTGGTACTATTTTTTAGTTTGGCAATCTGTCTCCATGTAAACAATAGTGCCAAGTCAATACGCATCTTTTCACCTTCAGAAAAGTTGGCATAGGTAAATTCATCACGATGCCTACTCTTAATTGTTTCTTCAAAGTTCTCATCAATATTAAAATTAACAAAGAAGTCCATGGCTGTCAGATATTTGTTTATCAACTTATTCATGATAGGCAAATATTGTTTGATGATCTTTGTCTTAATACCACCATCTTTTAACAGACTGGATGCATAATCGTAATATTGTTTTTCAATCAATCTTGCTTCTAAGGCCTCTTGTTGTGTAACAAGTTCGGTTTTTAAATCTTTAAGTTTTTCATTTTCTTCTTCAAGATTATCTTTACGGTTGGAAAGTAATAATATCTCTTGATTCAGTTTTGCGATATACTTATTAACCGCAGAAATGGTTGAGTTATGTTTGATAACTTCATTATTGTGAGCTTGAACATGTTTAATTATTTTTTCAATCTCTTGGATCCTTTTACTTGTTTCTTCAAATTGTTTTTGTATTTCCTCAAGTCCAGTTCTGACTTCTCCTTTTGCTTGATTGTTTCTATCAAGTTGTCCAGTTCTGAACGACTCATCGATAAACTGTTTGCAGGTTGGGCAGTTGTCATTTTGCTCATAAAAGGTTACCTCCTTATCGATCTTTTTTAACTTAGATTCTAATTTAGATTCTAATGCCAATAACTTGGCACTTTTCTTTTGTGTCGATGATTCGTCTGTAATTTTACTTTGTAAAACCTCCACATGTTTTAAAATGAGTACAATATCTTTATTTAAAGATTCGATATCAGATTCCGACTTTTGTATTTCTTCTTTTTTTCTTTCTATTTCGGCATCATTGTGTTTCTTATGTTCTTCAATGTTGGCCTTTTGTAACTCAATCTTATGTTCAATCAAATCTATACTACTCTTACCTTTATTAATATCATCTTTTAATGTCGATACGTGTTCTTTTACCAATCCATTCATCGATGAAAAGATATTAATATCAAGTAAATCTTCTATGATAGTTCTACGATCTGCCGCAGATAACTGCATAAAAGGAACAAAAGAGGCTGAACCAAGTATGACCACTTGCGTAAAAGATTTGTAATTTAATTTGAGAATATTCTTCTCTAACACTTCTTGGTAATCTTTTGCAGCTGCATCTTGATTCAGCAAAACTCCATCAACATATATCTCAAAGATGTTTGGTTTAAGACCACGAACAATCTTATAAGATTTTTTACCAATGTTGAATTCTATCTCAACTACACCTTCACGATTATTAATTGAGTTTAATATATTAGGTTTATTAATCTTACGAAATGGTTTACCAAACAAACCAAAACATAATGCATCCAAAATGGTGGACTTACCTGCACCATTATGGCCAATAATTAATGTATTTGGTGATCTTGTTAAATCAATCTCAGTGAATACATTACCTGTTGATAATATATTCTTCCATCTTACTTTTTGAAATAGTATCATGCTTGTTCTTGATTCAATGCTTCCACATAAAGTTCTTTTAAGATGTTTTTCAGTTTGTTGTTGTCAATATTATCTTCTTTAATGTTGTCAACAAATTTATTCAAAACTGTTAAAGTATCTTCCGCTTGGTCAACCATCTCATCATCAAGGCCTTCTGAATAATCAGTTAAATCTTCGGCAATGGTAATGTCTGATGGATTAACATTATACAGGTTATTCATGAACTTGTCAAACAAATATGGGTTCGTCTTGTTCACTACTACCACTTTAACATAAGTGTTTGTAAAGGAAGAAAAATCTTTGTTGGTAAGTTCTGTTATAGATTCCACTTTGTCATCATATGTGATTTTATGGAACATGGTATAAGGGTTTTGTATGAATTCCAATTGCCTACTAGACAAATCAAAAACATGGAAACCACGAGGATCGTTGTAATCTTGCCATGTGAGTTCGTAAGGATTGCCCAAATAATATATGTCACCATCAGAAGATTTATGGTGATAATGGCCACTAAAGGTAAAGTCAAACTTGTTAAACAGTCCACGTTCCAATCCCTCATGTGATGGCATACCACGATACATGGCAAACCCTTCAATTTCGAAATGACCCATACAGATTGTTGATTTAGTATTCTTTAATAAATTAATACTCCCATCATAGTTTTCTGGACATATCCATGGCATCATACAGATTTGATGTGGTCCAACATAGATTTCTTCTGGACTATCAATCACATGAACATTACCATATTCTTGTAATAATAGGTCTACTGAATTTACATCATTGGTATTTTTAAAGTATGTGTCATGATTACCAGCCAACATATGAACTTCAATACCTTCTTCTAATAGAACATCAAAGAACATCTCTTTAGTTCTTTTGAGAGAATAAAAGTTTACATATTTTCTGCGATCAAAGGTATCACCAAGAATCAATACAGTCTTGATGCCTTCTTCTCTTAGTTTTGGAAAAAATATATCACGGTAGAATTTCTCATAATAATCAAGGAAGTTAACCGAGTCGTTTCTAGCTCCGAAGTGCTGATCCGTTATTATTGCTACTTTCATTCTTTACCTTTTCACGTTCAACAACACGTTGTCTTAATTCTGATGTACTAAAACTGTGTCTGCGTTTATTATAATATATCTCAATTGGTAGTTCTTTACCGGTAAAACTCTTATGTTGGTATTCTTCACCAATGATTCGTACATCAATTGGAAAAGATTGCAATACATCCATTAAATCTTTTTCTGTGGCATATACCACAATCTCATCAACATACTTACAGGCCTCTAATTGAATATGACGTTCAAAGATGGACTGAATTGGTTTGTTTTTTTCTGGTCTATCTACCGTCGGATCAGTTTGTAGACCAACAATTAGATAATCACATTGATTCTTGGCTTCTTTTAACATCATAATATGACCTGCATGAAACAAATCAAAGCATGATGCAACAAATCCGATTTTCATTATATCATTCTCCTAAGAACTTTTCAACACCTTTAGGCTTATTTACCGCCTTCTTTGCCTTTTTACTTTCTTCATATGTTTCAATAAATTCGGATATATTCTCATACAGTTCAAATTGCCGAACCATAACATCATCCATTTCCATCATTTCACCTTCATCAAGAATACCAAACTGTTCGGTGGCCTTATACTTGACATATAGTTGTTTCTTTTCTTTCTGTATGCGTCTTAGGAATGCATAGTAAATAATCTGTGTGAAGTATGCGAAAGGGTTTTTACTTTTCTCTGGATCGAAATTCTCAAAATACATGAGGCAGTTTTCGATACCATCTCCAATCATTTCGTCTTTATGTGGGTAATTAATGAAGTTTGGCTTATGAGATAACCCTTCGGCAATCTTCATAAAACATTCTCCAATATAATTTGGTATGGAAGGTTTTGGTTTCTTTTCTTTTTCGGCTAATACGCAAGCGTCTTTATAATCTACTAAGGCCTTAAGGAAATCGCCATTATTAATATAGTGTTTCTGTTTGCTCATAAAATATACCACATAAAGTTGTTGACATTGGGCTTGACAATCTGTAATATCGAGTATGTCCCCCTATGATGTTAATAATATTAATGGAGAACCCTAGATTCTGGATCTTCCATTGCGTTTAGTATTTCAGTAATTTGTTCATCCGACATATCTTGCACATCACGTTTGGCCTTTAAGACTTCTTTTAATTTTGATACGGTATTTTGGTAGTATTCTATAAATGCTGCTTCTGGATCCATCGTGATTAAAACATCTTCCATTCTTAAAGTTGTTTTATTATCCGTGATAAGATTAATTGGTAACCAATTGGCCATAATAAGTTGTCCTGCATATGAACCTTTTGTTTCCACATCTACTGTCATTGGTTCATGAATATCCATTTCTTCTTTACTAAAGAAATTACATGTACCAATAATATCTTCACCACTCTTTAATCTAATTATTTTTACCATCATTTTTTAAGTCCTATCTTATAGATTTTGAATGGGAACTTCTCCTCAGTATATATCTTTACTCTTTCTACAAAATGTTTTAGTGTAAAATTCATATGTTGACCAACTCTAAGATCATCTGCAATATCATAAAGTGTTGCTATTTCTTTTCCATCTGATTTTCTAAGTCCACGGCCAATCGATTGCAAGTTTCGCACTCTCGATTTGGAGGGACTCGCAAAGATGATGTTGTGTAAATTTCTAATATTAATACCCGTACTGAAAGTACCATAAGAAGCAACAACAATAGCATCATTTTCTATCTCCATAATTCTTCTAATTTCTTCTCTATCATCCGTTTCTGTTCCGCCATGAACAAAGAATACTTTTCTATCTCCAATCTTCTCTGTGTTTCTTATCATATCATACAGAATTTGCCCATGTTTGTCAACCATTTGATAGAGAATTAAGGTATTTGTACCTAAACTTATGGCAAGATTTTTGATGAATTTATTTCTAGCTTCATTTGCAATTAAGTATTGTAATTCATCTTGATATGTTTTACCTTTTAGTTCTTTGCATATTGCATCATCATGTTTTAATACCAGACATTTTATCTGAAAATCTGATACTTTACCTGTATCAATTAGTTCTCTGGTTGTGATAACATTCTTAGCACGGCCGAATAAACCTTCCAATACAAGTTTATGTGTTTTAGTTCCATCTAATGTTCCAGTAAGACCAATTCGATATTTGGTATTAGTACAAGATGTCAATATTGTGGCAAGAGATTGTGCTTTAAATAGATGTGCTTCATCACCTATAATATAATCGAATTGTTCAAAATATTCTTTAGGTAATTTGTACAACGATTGCCATGTAGATATAGTCAAAGGCTTCTTAGTATCTTTTTCTTTGCCTTGATATATTCTGTGTATATGTTGTGAATGGTCAAATGAATCTTCACTTGAATAATCACCAAAGTCTGAATATAATTGTTCAACCAAAGATGTGGTTGGAACTATAATTAATCCTTTTAGATTTTGGTAATCGAGTAACTGTCTGAATAGAAGGTAAATGATTAAAGATTTACCAGAAGATGTAGGAGATACTAATAACTTCCTACGTGATTGCATGGCCTCAACAAAGGCTTCTAGTTGATGTTGTTCTACTGTGATGGGTTTACCGTGAGCATGTAAGTTCAGAGATTCTGCAAACTTTTTTGCATGGTATATACTGAATTCATCTTCTACGTCTGGTCGAGTTTCATCATACTCAAAGGTATAGTTTCTTTCTCTACAGAATTCTTCTATGTAAGATAATAAACCAAGATATATGTTATTGTTTCGTGAATCAAAAAGACGTATCTTACCGTCCCATATTCTATTTCTGAATGCCGGAGTGAATTGATGACCAGGTACAAAGAATGTGAAGAATTCCGACAATTCTTTTGCAAGATGCCTTTCACATTCTATAGTTGCATATACCTCATTCTTTTTAGAAATTAATAAATCACTGGCCACCTATAAACTTCTCCCACGATATAAAATCTCTGAGTTGCCACGT